GAATCGGGCGCCGACGCTGCGGCGTAGATCGTTTGGTGAATATTCGGGATGACCGGAATCGGCGGCGGTCCGGGAGGCGTCGCGGCTGCAGCGGGCTCGCCTTGCAAAGCCTCTTTATCCCGCAGCCAAGCGATGTTTTTGCAGCGCGAGCAGTCCGAGCAGCGCGAGCAGCGCGAGCAGCCCGAGCAGCCCGAGCAGCCCGAGCAGCCCGAGCAGCCCGAGCAGCCCGAGCAGGCCGAGCAGCGCGAGCAGCGCGAGCACCGCGAGCAGCGCGAGCAGCCCCAGCAGCCCGAGCAGCGCGAGCAGCGCGAGCAGCCCGAGCAGCCCGAGCAGCCCGAGCAGCGCGAGCAGCGCGAGCAGCCCGAGCAGCCCGAGCAGCCCGAGCAGTCCGAGCAGCGCGAGCAGCCCGAGCAGCCCGAGCAGTTGATGCAATTATCGCAATCTTTCAGGCTGTCGAGCGCCTTCTGTGCGGCTTCTTTCGTGCCAAAGTATTCGACCGAGCATTTGTTGCCGCGGGTATCCTTGATCCAAGTTTTTGCCATCACGCCACCGCCTTGGCGCGAACGAGCGTGTGCGGGAAGGCCATCACCTGCCCACCGCGGCTGCAGATGAACTTGCGCAGATCGGCCTCGAAGTCCTCGAACCGGAACGACGTCGAGACGTCATTGTCGCCCATGATGGCGATGTGGCCTTCGGCCTCGTCGACTTCGGAATCGGTGGAGATGAACGCCGCGAACATCACGCGGAAGGTTTCATCTTCCGGGGTCCATTCGGCGCGGCCGGCGTAATACCCGGCGCCGTACACGCCATTGCGGTGATAGTGCAGTTCGGTGACAACGAGATCGGTCATGGCGGGCTTCCATCGTGATTTGGGGGACTACTTGAGTTTCATCGCTTCGATTTGCTGGTCACGCGCAAGGAAATCTTCAACGCGCACTTTCCATCGCATTCGTTCATCGGGTGCCATTCCGCTCAGACCGTCGCGAAGTAGGGCAATCGCAGAAGCGGACCGATCGGCAGCCTTTATCTCCGCAAGGCCCAACTCGGCAGCGATGGCTTCTTTGATCTTGTCGGGATGCGGGACCATGCCGTAGTCGGCAATGTGAAGTTCAACAATCGCACGGGCGCGGCGCATCGGGCCACCACCGCGAAAGGGAATGGTTGCAAAGTCTGCCGCCATCTGCGCTGCGTCGATTTTGGTTTGCTCGCCAAGGACGCCGTGAACGAGCGCCCATACGCGCGAAGCGGTCTGCTCAATGATGGGAGTTTCGCCGGTGATCTGCAGACCGTCGCGCTGCAACGCTTGAGCAGCGGCAACACACTTGGAAAATCGCCCGTTTAGCGCCGCGTAGCGCTCGCTGTCAGCTACGAGAAGTTCTAGGGCTGGACGATTTACGGTGAAGTGAGTAGAATGATCGCGCCGAAGCATCTGACGCAAACGCTCGGTCAGGGTCTCGCCGGTGGTCTGCTCAAGCTCGCCGTAGGGATCAGCGACATCGCCAAGGCAGACGTAGCATTGTGTCGTCCGGTCAAGATAGCGGACGGGGACGCTTCGGCGGTCGCAGTTTTCGCAATCGCCGATCATCAGAACCTCCAACCCGAGAGGTCCGACAAAAGCCGCTCAGCATCGGCGCGGTCGTCACACTCGCGGCAGACGCGAACGATCTTGCCCTCGGCCACGCAAACGACGTAGAGGGCGCCGGTAATTTCGTGAGTTGCGATTTGGTAGGTCATGGCGGGCTTCCATCGTGATTTGGTCGATGGAAAGACGTTACCGGATTGGTAACAGGCCGTCAATAGAAATGTTGTCGAATTGACAACAATTATTTTTTGGCTGGGTTATAGTGCTCCTATCGGCATGGCGCCGGGGAGGGTTATCAGATGGCTGAAGATGAACGAATCCGGCGTGTGGCTACTGAATCCGACCACCGCCGGCCGGTATTTCCAAATCCGGAGCCTCTACAACTCGAAATGTGCTGCGGAGTTCTGTCGGGATTTCCGGGTCGAAAAGCTGTGTGGGAAGTCCGTCGTTTACGACTAGATCCATCCCCGGCTGATCGACCTTTTTGTATTGCAGCCCATCGAGCGGAATTAGTCTTATTGGCTTGCTCACTGCTCGGCCTGGTATTTCGTACCATCCGGGGACAAGCCAAAGCTTTCCTTGATACTCAATTGCGTCGCGTATCATCGGGGGCATTTTCCCGGCGACGTCAAAAACCATAGCCTTCAGGATTTTCATTACGGATTGAGGTCCAGCGCGCCGGTGACCAGGTTTGCGAACCGAAGCGCGCCGCCGTTTACCAAGCCGAAAAGTAGCCTGCCAGTGAGCAAGAGCACGGTGATCATCGCCATGTACGGGACGATTCGATGCAGCCAGATCGGCGTCTTCGAGCGCCGGCGGGCGCTATTCCAGACGGCCACTGCAGAGAAAAGCTGGTAGGCTAGCCATAGACCCCCGCCAACGGCCCAGCCGGCCCCGAGGAGACCGACGCTCCTAGCCGAAAAGACGATTATCCCGGATAGTATGGTCGAAACAAAGAAGCCGACCATATACAGCAGCCAGAAAGCCAAACCGAGCGGCATATCCCCTTGCCACGCGGCCAGAATGCCGCGTTTCACGGGGCGCCTCCTACCATCCTTTTCACAATATCGAATGCCATACTTACTACGTTGTCCGAGGCGTCCTTTACGAGCACATCGAGGCTGCGCCGGTTAGGATGGCGCCAAAGTTCCTCCGGTTCCACGTCTAAAGCCTTTGCAAGCGCAGCAATTTTGTCCGGATTCAACCGGTGCTGTTCTTTGCGCCAACGAAATATTGTTGCGCGATCCACGCCTATCAGTTCCCCGACCTTTTCGTCGTTGACCTTGCGATATTTAAACCACTCGGTGAGGGGGAGTTGCGCGCGCTTTTTTGTTGCCATGTTGGTAATACTAGCCTCCATGCATAGAGGCGTCGTTTGCCAACCTGACAACAAACTGCTTGACGGCATGTTGTCGATTTGGTAACAACGCGGCATGGACGGCAAAAATCCGCTCACAAAGTTTCGCGAAGATCAGACCCCTACAATGTCAAAGGCGGGGCTGGCGAAGCTTTTGGAGGTCTCACGTCCTACGGCGCATCGGTGGGAAACCGGCGCGCGGAAAATCGGGATCGATTCACTCCCTCTTGTTTCTGAAAGGACCGGCATACCGAAGCGGAAACTTCGGCCCGATCTTGCTGAAAAACTCGAGGAGGCTCAATGACCGCCGGCGCGCTCCGCTTCCGTGACTTCCGTAAACAGCGTGGGGCTGATCAGGCCCCATGTGGCCTTCACGACATCCTTGAGCCCGGACGGGATCGACTCCAGCGTCACCAGCAGCTTGGCGACAATGACCCGCTCCACTGGAATGCCACCGCTTCCGCCCTGCTCGACGTAAAGGATAATGCGGGCGTTGTGCCCCAAAATCTGAATATCGCCGATGCCGGTAACAAACGTGTCTCGGATAACTTCGAGCTCGATCAACGGCGGCTTGTCGTTCATTCCCAACCCCTGCCTGCGACAAAGTGGCAGCCAAGCACATTAGTCCGGTTCCCGACACTACAATTTTGTGAACGTAGAGACGTTCCAAATGGAACTTGTGCCCATTTCGCAGGCACTTCTCACGCATTGATTGATATGTCGCCCGTCCTGCAACCGATTGCGAGGGCGTCATGAACGATCCGCTCGGCGATCTTCTCGGCGGCATGCTGGGCCCGATGAAAATGGACGAGATGCTGCACGTCGCCGGACTGCGCCTAATTATCCTGCCCGACGGTGCGGACCCAATGCTCAAGGGCGTCGGCGCACATGCCCGCCATGACGGCGCTGTGGGGATCGCCGGCGGCGCCGTTGCGGGTGAAAGCCACGACCTCGGCGATGTCCTCACGGTCGAGCAGCCCCTTGTTGTGCAGCACGGCCATCAGGTTGCCGACGACGGCGGTGCTGATCACGGCGATGACTCTGGCGAGATTGGGATCGACGGTAGCGGGCTCGGGCATTCTCGTTCTCCCTCGTCGGGGGATCGATCATGATCGAAACCCTAGCACCCCACAATCACCATGCCGCCGATGCGCGGACCGTCGGGCCCGCCGTCACAGCGCAGATCACGGCTGAAATAAATCCCGGCCGCCAGCAGGATCAGCAGCATGGCGGCAACCAAAATTCGTTTGAGCATCGCAGTTCCAGTGTTGCGTATGGGAGCCTTGTATGCGGACAATTTTGCGCGCGGAGGTGGCAGGGGCCATCAAAATCGACCGTCCGGATGGACGGACAGCCGACCAAACGGTCGGTGATGACGTTCTCGCCGAGATATCGCGCAAAGTCCTATGGCGGGAAGGCACAGCGCCTTGCCTCGCGGCGGCAATCGGCAGGGCCCGCGGCAGGAATGGCAAGCCGTGTCCGGTGCGAACGGTCGAACGATATCTCGGCGGTCATCGCGATTGGTCTGACGAAGCCCTCGCCGTCATCATCGCCGAAATCATGCGCCGCCATCTCGCGCGGGAGTGAGGGGGTATGACGCGCCAGATGACCAAGGGCGAGCGCGACGATTTGGTGCGGCTTGTCAAGCAGCGTGAGCGCGTCGCCAAGACAGCGGCCGAACAGCGATCCGCCGCGATGCTCGCTGAATTCGAGCAGCAGATTTCCGCAATCCACAGCTACGCAACGAACGATGTGTGGAAGGCGGCGACTGCCGCCGCAATTGAGGCTGCCCAAGAGGCCAACAAGAAGATCATGCTGGAGGCCGATCATCTCGGCATCCCGAAAGAGTTTCAGCCGAAACTGTCGTTCCATTGGGCCACCCGCGGCGAAAACGAATATGCGGCGCGGCGCGATGAATTGCGGCGGGTCGCCAAGGCAGAGATCGATGCGCTCGAAAAGGTTGCGCGCGTGCAGATCGAATCCGCGAGCGTGTCCGCGCAAACCGAGATTATCGCCAACGGCCTGAGTTCAGAAGCCGCTGTTGAATTTCTCAACCGCCTGCCCGCCATCGATTCGATGATGCCCGCGCTCGACGTGACGCAGATACAGGCGAAGCTTGCCGAGCGCGCGCGCAAGTCCAGCGGATATTCCGGTCTGCATCTCATTGGTGGTGACGATTCATGACCGAACGTCGCCAAGGTCACAGCAAGCTCGTTTGGGACAAAGACGCGCAGGCGCTCAAGACGGTCGATCCGCATCCACGCGATCAAGACCAGATCGCTCTCGATGCAGCACGGGAAATTGAATCGGAAGTCCGGCGATTTCTCCCCGGGCCACAGAGAACCGCGCGCATCCAATTGATCGTGCTCGCAGCAATGAAGGCGCAATTCTCAGGCGGCACATGCAGCGGGGGGTGAGGATGTCCGATAAGCAGCCCTCCGATGACATGGTTAGATGTCCGTCCTGTCTTGGATTCGGGCCTTGCGGATACTGCGATGGCGTCGGCGGCGTGACCGAAGATCGCTTTCACGCTTTCCATGACGATGAATCCTCTGCTGGAGGTGCAACGGCACTGAGGCGTCGGGCAACCGTTACGGTTTTTGTTCCGGATGGCTATGCCGACGCCGCCGAGTTCTTGAGGGATTGTCAGTTCGAGCGACCAATTGACCCGCTGATTTATCCCGGCACGCGAACTGAAATCGCTGTCGGCCTCTGGCGCAAGTTCGCGAATGCCTCCCATATCGAATGGGAAAATGAAACGCGCAAAGCCGAATACCTGGCTGCGGTTGACGATATCACGACCGGCCAACTTTTCAATCTGCTGCTCACTCGCATCGACTTCGACGGCAAGGACCCGCGAACATTCTCGCTGGCGGAATTAGAGCGGGCTATCGAAGGCGCAGCAATCTTGCGCCCGAAAGTAGAGCGGTACAGCACTCCCTATCTTTCCCTCAAAGCTCTCGTGAACATCGCATTTGCAGCCCATGCCGAGAAGTATGGCGACAACGATACGTTGCACGAGATTTGGGGCGACGTGTTGAAACTCATTACCAAATATCCAACCTCGGAACCCCTCGACGCGGAAGATCGGCGCATCCTTCGCATGTCCCGGCCTGAATTGGAGGCGGAACTTGCAAAGGACGGGGTCACCTTTGATGAAACTGTTGCCCGGGTCGATGCTGTAATTGAGCGAGCGAAAGAGGATGCTGCGGCGCATTTGACCGCTGAGAAAGCGCTGCGCAGCATTCTGATGGAATGCGACGAAGCGCCAACCGAACATAACGCGTGGGTTGTCGAGATTCAGAGGATCGCCCGAGCGGCCCTTAAGTAAGCGTAAGCGTGAGTGCGTAGTGAACTTTCCGGTAAAATCGGAAAGTTCATTTGTGTAAATTGTGTAGGATTAACGGGCATTTCTCGCACTGTAGCAGTGTAGCGAGAGCGTCAAGGCGAAGAACAGCTGTTTGTGTTTTCCACAGCTGTTTGTCCCCGTTGTCCGAGTTTTCCACAGGTAGCGTTGTGTCAATTGCGTAGGCCGACTCGCATTCCGCGGGCCGGATTTTTGCATTTTGCATGGGAGGTTCGCATGGCCGATGTCGGGCACAATTCGACGCGCTTCGCCAAGGATCAGCTTAAGGCGATCATCGAGCGGGTGGAGCGTCTTGAGGAAGAAAAGAAAACCATCACTGATGATATCAAGGATGTCTACGTGGAGGCCGAGGGCAACGGCTTCGACGTCAAGGCGCTGCGCACCATCGTGCGCCTGCGCAAGCAGGACGCCGCCGAACGAGCCGAACAAGAAGCAATCCTCGAAACCTACATGGAAGCGCTCGGCATGCTGCGCGGGACGCCGCTCGGCGATTCAGCGGTTGAAAGGCTGGCGCACAGCCCAGGCATCCGCAAGATCGTCGCTGCGTTCGGCACGCCTGTCGAGTTGACTGAAGAGGAAAAGGCCAAAGGCCAAACCGCCGCCTTTATCGGCAAGGATGGCACCCGCATGTCGATCGGCGCTGGCAAGAGCGCCTGATGCCCCGACGCCGCACCAGCGCGCGCCCGGAGGATCAAATCCAGCGCGCCGTCTTTCAGCATATCCGCGCGCGCGGTGTGCCGGGCCTTGTCGCCTGGCACACCCCGAACGGCGGCAAGCGCAAGCCCATCGAGGCCGCGATCTTCAAGGGCTTGGGCGTGCGTACCGGCGTATCCGACATCATCGCCGTGCACGCTGGCAAAATCTTTGCGCTCGAGCTGAAGGCCGATGGCGGGCGCCCGACCGAAACACAGATGGAATTTCTGGCGGACATCGGGCGTGCCGGCGCATTCACTGCAATAGCCACCGGTCTCGATCAAGCGCTGGCGACCCTTGAAGCATGGGGCCTGCTGCGCGGCGCTACACAGTTGCAAGCCCCGGCACTCCCGGGGGTGACGGGCCGCCATCCCAGCAAACCAACCGAACCTGACGAACGGCCGGGGGCCTCGCAGGAGGTGCATAGCGGCAAAGGTACGGAAGCGGCCCAATCCATCCGCCCGCTTGCCGGCGGGAACGGGGAGGCGGGATGATGCAGAACACCAGCACCGCGGTGATGCAGCAGCGCGTTGAGGCGCATGATTCCCTCGACTTTTTCCCGACGCCGCCATGGACGACCTCAAGACTACGGGGCAGCCGAATGAACGTCATCCCGCTGAAAATAGCTCGCCATGAGGAAGTGCCGTTGCTCGAGATGGCCGGTTACGAGGTCGTCCAGCCATGGAGCGAGACGTTCACACTGATGCGCTTCGCACGTGAAACAGAGGAAATGATCGACGCTCACAACGCCGCCGTCCTCCGCGACAACCGCGAGCGTGAACAATGGCAGGATACGTTTGTCCATCCTGATGCTGAGCAATTGGCGGCGGATGTAGTTGGGGAGTATGCGCGTGGCTGAGCCGATCACTGACGCTGTGTTTTTGGCTGTCCTGCAGGCTCTTGGTGATTTGGGCCGAGACGATGTTGCTTGGGCGGAATCGATTAAGGAACCGACCGACGCGGAAGATTTCGCGCTAGAGGCAATTTTCGTCATTTGCAACAGCGGCATGAAAAACACCGTAGCGCGCGGCATTTATGCGCGCGTCGTGAAGCAAATCTATGCCGGTGCGCCAGTCCACGAAGTGTTCAAGCACGTCGGCAAGGTCAAGGCCATTGAGGCTATCTGGTTCGACCGAAAGCCGCTTTACGCCAAATTCCTTGCGGCCGCTGACAAGCTTGAATTTTGCGAGGCGCTGCCGTTCATTGGCGGGATTACAAAATACCATCTAGCGAAGAATTTCGGCGCTCAGGTCGCCAAGCCGGACGTTCACCTCCAAAGGCTCGCTGATCGCGAGAGCGTTACCGCTCAACAGCTATGCGAGCGAATTGCGAGTGAGACCGGGCATCGCGTTGCGACCGTGGACACCGTTCTGTGGCGCGCCTGCGCGAACGGCATCATCAACTCGCGAACCGGCGAAATCCACTTGTCCCGACAGGTTGCCGATCTGGCCGGGGAACTGCGGGAGGGGCGGGGGTGATCCAGTCCTCAACCATCATTTTCAACCGCGTGTTCGCAATGCCAAGCGCGGCGACGTTTTCGATCAAGCCGATTACTGAATTCGTCAGTCGATACCTGGCGCTAAGCATCGTCAGCATCGATCCGTTCGCGCGCAACAACGTCCTGGCCACATATCGGAACGACCTTGATCCTGCCACGTCGGCGCCGGCGCACATGGACGCCGAGGAATTCTGCCGATGCGTGAAAATCCCCTGTGTTGACCTGGCGCTATTCGATCCGCCGTACAGCCCGCGCCAGATCAGCGAGCACTACCGCGCCGCCGGCCTGGAAGTGAACCAGCAGGATACGCAAAGCGCGGCCCTCTACAAGCGGGTGCGGGATGCGCTTGATCCGCTGATCGCACCAGGTGGCATCTGCCTGTCGTTTGGCTGGTCAAGCAACGGCATGGGAAAAGGCCGCGGGTACGTCATCGAGGAAGTGCTCCTGGTAGCCCACGGCGGCGCGCACCACGACACAATCTGCATTGCCGAGCGCAAGGCCGCACGCAGCGATGAACTGGCGAGGGCGGGATGAGCTCCGGATTCTTCGCCATCGATCGTGGTGTTTGGGAGCACCCGATGTTTGCCAAGGAGAAGTTCTCCGAACGCGAGGCATGGCTGTGGATGCTGTCCGCCGCCGTGTGGGCGGACACGCGCATCCGCGTCGGAAAATCCGTGATCGATCTTCAGCGCGGCCAGATGGCTTTCGCAACAAGGTTTTTGGCAGAGAAGTGGATGTGGGCACATTCGAAAGTTGTCCGGTTCCTGAATAAGCTCAAAAGTGACGCGATGATAGTTACGGAGCCGAAACGCGATGCGACACTTATAACTATTTGCAATTACGACAAATATCAGTCTTCGCGAAACACTGATGAGACGGTAACCGGAACACAACCCGGAACGCCGCCGGAACGCCAGCGAAACAAAGAAGAAGAATTAAACAATCTAACAATCAACAAAGAACAAAAGAAAGAACCGCGCGCGAGCGCGCTTGTCGATGACGGCTGGCCGGAGGATTTTCGCGAGCAGTTTTGGAACCGATATCCGCACAAGGTCGGCAAGCCGAAGGCCCTTGCGAAGCTCGAAGGCATTCGAAAACGCGCGGTTTTGGTGCCGTGGCATGCGCTGATGGCTGGTCTTGATCGATACATCCGCGACAAGCCGCCTGATCGCTCGTGGATGAATCCCGAAACCTTCCTCAACGGCGAGCGCTGGAACGATCAGCCGGCGCAGGTCTCGACTGGCCCGCCTCGCAATGGCCAGCAAGGCTTCGAATCCCTGTTCCAGCAACCGGAAATACTGCCTGATGAACTCGCTCCCCGTTCAGAATTCGACCTCGACCTCGCAGCCAATCGCGCCAATTGACCGCGGGCTGTCGAACGCCGTGGCGTCGATCATGAACACGGTGGAGAAGGTCGACGGGCAGGCGGTCGCGACGCGGTTGCCGACGCCGGAACTGCGGAAGTCGATCATCGGCCGACTGGCCGACGTGCGGACTGCGTTGGCGCCGCTGCGGGGGATAGCCGAAAAAGACCGCGCCGCGCGCGCCTTGGTCGACATGCTGCGCGGCTGGTTCAATGCAAAATCCGATGATCCCCGGGCCAAAGTCGCGGGCTACATCACGATTCTGCAGGATCTACCTTGCTGGGTTGTCGAGCAGGTTTGCCAGAACGTCGCTGCGGGACGCGTCGAGGGCCTGGACCGAGCCTATCCGCCATCGGCCGCGCAACTGCACGTGCTGTGCGAAGAGGCGCTGGAGCGGCTCCGCAAGGAGCAGTCGGACCTGCTCATGGCCAGCACCGTGAAACTCGCGGCAGAGCCCGTGCCGACCGAAGCGGAGCGGCTGCGCATCGGAACGAAAATGGTGGACCTGCGGGACGAGCTGGAGCATGGCAATGCCGATGATGTCGAAGCCCGGTTGCTGGTGAAGCGCGAGCAGAACAACGCCGAACTGGCACGCCAGCAATCCCGTGTGGCCGCCGAATACGCTGCGGCCGGCATGGCGCCGCCGTCCCCGTTGGCGCTGAGCCTCACCGCGCGCCGGGACATGCAGGAACGCGGCATCCTCCCCGCCGACGCATACCAGGAGGCGGAATGATGCACCGGTGGGGCGATCCGGTGCGGCCGGATTTGAACAACACGCGAAGGGTCTGCAAGCGCTGTGGGCTCGTCAGGATCACGCGGCACGAGGCCGACAACAATCCGCAACACTGGACCGAATTTCACCGTGACGGGAAACGCGTCGACGTCGCGGGCAAGACGCCGGTCTGCCAACTCGCCATGGCGCCCGCATGACCGCGCCGACACGCTCCATGGGTGAGGACAAATACGAACTCTATCGCGTGATCCTCGATTATGAGGCGCTGCAGGATGGCTTCCTCGATCGTATCGATGATCTGAACACCACGCTTGAGCAGATCGAGATGGCGGGCAAGCTTGCGAGAGGCGGCGCGCAGAAGCTCTTGACCAAAAACCCCGGCAAGGCAATCGCGCGGCCGCGGGACCATCGCAGCGCCAGCGCTCAGCGCAAGTTCGGCTGGGAGAGCCTGGGCAAGATGCTCAAGGGCACCGGGCTCGCTCTGGTGCTGGTGATCGATGATGAGCGATTCGCGGCGCTCAAGGAGCAACTTGCGCAACGCCGGCGAGCGCGGCAACGAGCGAACGCTGGTTCAGTGCGTCCGACATGGCTATTCACCAAGGATAAGGCCCGTGAAATGGGCACAAAACGGTTTTCGCTGATGTCCGCCTCGCAGCGCAAAAGACTGGCCCGAAAGGCGGGCAAGGCGAGCGGCAGGGCACGGCGACGAGCCAAGGCCTCTCGTTCAGCAGAGGGCGGCACGGTACGTTGCTGATTATTCTGCGCGCGCCACCGTGCGCGGATGGTAAATCGCCGCCCATCGCCAGAGCAGATCGTTGCTCGTAAATGGGAGATCAAGCGCCGCTACGATCGCCAGGCCAAGGTCGGCAAGCGCACCAGATCGATGGCCGCAATCCGCATATCCGAAATGCAGCGATTGTTGGGTGACGTCGTCGGCCTTGGTGCAGAGCTTGAGCCAAGCGACTGGTCCGCCAGCATTGCCCGCATCTTCGTTCACCATTTCGTCGTGCTCGCTGATGGCAACCGCAAGGCGGCAGACTGGCTGGCAACCTATTGTCCGTGGATCGAGAGGCGAGACCGCGAGCACATGATCACCGAGGCTAATCACTGCCCGCTCAAATGGTCCGCGGACAGGCTGGCCTGGAAACTCAGGCTTACCGATGCCAAGCGGCGGGAACTCAGGATCGCCACCATCGGCGCCATCGACTGCAATCGAGAGCAGCGCGCGGAACGCAGGAAGCGGGAGAATGCCGAACGCCAGAAGGCCATGCGAGCAGCCAAGCGCCTCGCCCGTGTGCACCATATAGGTTGATATATATGCTGCACACGCTCCCCGCCGACCACGACGCCAACCGCCCCATCGCCGCACACGGCTGGCGCAAGCCTGATCGCTCGCTCGTTGCCGCCCTGGTTGAGCAGCGTTTGGTCGAACTGCCATCCAGCAGCATCCGCAGACAGGTGCTCGAACGGATGATTGAGCGGGCACGGGATTGACCTCGTCATCGCAGCAAGTGCTATAATCGTGTGATGTACGTCACATTCAGACGTGTGCAGCGCAATATGTTTCACACATTACCGAACTATCGGTGAAGTGCATAAGATTGTGCAGCAATATCAACGATGAGCGTTCCCTTCGGCAGGGAGAGGCGCTCGCGAAACGTAGAACTTGAGCGCTATTTGTAAGGGTTTCCCTCAAAAAGACCGGGGTACGGGTGGGGTGGGGGAGGAAATAATCGCCCGCTCATATATCGACCTTCCCCCTCTCTCACGCGGCTTTCTTGAAAACACCCGGCCGGTCTGAAATTTGGCGCGGCTCGATTTTGGAATTCCCGGCGGTGCGTTGTTCGGGCCAGCCACGCGGCTAACAAGTTAGCATGGCATCCACCGACCTGATCAATCCGCAGGACGAGCCGGAATTCGGCCCTGCGATGCAGGCGCTAAGCCCGAAGATGCGGGCGTTCGTTCTGGCCGTGCTCGACCAGCGCAGGCGGAACAACACCGCGGCGGCGCGGCGGGCGGGGTACTCGGATACGAGTGCGGTCGCCATCCGGGTGCATGCGCACCGCCTGGCGCACGATGCGCGGGTAATCGCGGCGCTGCACGAGGAAGCCGGCAAACGGCTCGAGACCGCGGCACACATCGCGGCCGGCGTGGTGGTCGACGTCATGACCGACAAGGAAGCCACGAACCGGGACAAACTGAAAGCGGCCGGGATGCTGCTCGACCGGACCGGCTTCGGCGCCTCGCAGACCATCAACGTCAACAAGACCGTGACGCGGAAGATGGATGTATCGGCGGCGCAGCAGAAGATCGCCGAGTTCCGTCAGCGCTTCCCGGAACAGTTCGCGAAGCTGCTCGGCGGCGGCGCGCCGGTGATCGAGGGCGAATTCACGGAGGTCTCGAAATGACCGAAATGCTTGACCGTGTGGCTAAAGAGATCGCCGCTGAGATCATGGAACTGACGGCGAGCCAACGGGCCACGTTCAAGTTTCCGGACCATGCGAACGGCGACACCATCGAGCGGGCACGCTCGGCTGCGCGCCTGTCGATCGCCGCGATGCGGGAGCCGACGGAGGTGATGTGGACGACAAAAGACCAGCCTGTATGGGCTCTTGGTCGTCCAATGTGGGATTGGTGGCGATCGATGATTGATGCTGCCCTCGCATGACCGACGACCCCAGCCTCGAAGAGCTGCGCGAGCTGACCGAAGCGCTCGATGTCATCGAGTATTCCGAGACCTACGAGCGGTTCAAGGCATTCCGGCCGCACCCGAAACAGCAGGCACATCTCGACCTGGGCCGGACCCGGCGCGAGCGGCTGCTGATGGCCGGCAACCGCAACGGCAAGACCGAGACCGGCGCGTTCGAGGCGGCCTGCCACCTTACAGGCGAATATCCCGACGGCTGGAAAGGGCGGGTATTCGACAAGTCGACCATGGGCTGGATCTGCGGCGAGACCTCGTTGCTGGTCCGCGACGTGCAGCAGAAGAAGCTTTGCGGGCCGCCCGGCGTGGATGATCTGTTCGGCACCGGCATGATCCCGAAGGATGCCTTTACCGACAAGCCCTCGCTCGCGCGCGGCGTCACCGACGCCTACGACACGATCCAGGTCCGCCACAAATCCGGCGGTATCTCGATCGGCCGGTTCAAGTCCTACGAGCAGGGCCGGCAGAAGTTCCAGGGTGAAGGTCTGGACTGGATATGGTTCGACGAGGAGCCGCCGCTTGATATCTACGCCGAGGGCGTCGCCCGCATCGGCGAAAAGGACGGCATCGCGTGGCTGACGTTCACGCCGCTGAAGGGCCGCTCGGAGGTGGTGCTGCGGTTCCTCGACGATCCCAGCGACGACCGCGGTATCACCACCATGACGCTCGACGATGCGCTGCACATCCCGGCCGCCTCGCGGGCCAAGATGCTTGCCGGCTATCTCGCGCATGAGCGTGAGGCGCGTGTCCGGGGCGTGCCGACGCTGGGCTCGGGCCGCATCTTCATGGCGCCGGAGGAATCGATCCTCGAAGCGCCGCTCGAATACATCCCCGAGCATTGGGTGAAGCTGTGGGGCATCGACTTCGGCATCGGCCACCCGTTCGGCGCGGTGCTGATCCTGTGGGACAAGGACAACGACGTCATCCACATCCACCACACCTACCGCGTGGCGGACGCTCTGCCGATCCAGCACGCCGCCGCCATGAAGCCGCTCGGCGCCGCGGTCCCGGTGGCGTGGCCGCGGGACGGCACGAACCGGCAGACCGACGGCAAGCCGCTGTCCGACCACTACAAGCGCAATGGCCTGCTGGTGCTGTCGGATCACGCGACATGGCCGGACGGCAGCGTTTCGACGGAAGCCGGCATCCTCGAGATGGACGAACGGGAGAAATCCGGCCGGCTCAAGGTCGCGCGGCACCTGTCCGATTATCTCGAGGAACGGCGCTTCTACCACCGCAAGGACGGCCTGATCGTGAAGCTGAAAGACGACCTGATGTCGGGCACCCGTATCGCCATCATGATGAAGCGCTTCGCCCGCGCCGTGCACCTCGGCGGCCGTCTCGCGCCCCGGGAATCCGGCACCATCGCCGCCGGCACCGATTTCGATGTTTTCACAGGAGCATGACCATGCCGACGTTGGGCCCCCGAACCTATACCGCCGCTGAGATCGATCGCATGCGGATCGCCATCGCGGCGCAATACCCGGAGGGCGAAAGCTACACCCCGAACGACCGCGCCGCCGACGTGGAGCGCAGGTTGCAGACCTACATCCTCGGCGGCATCGATCCGGCTGAGCTCGACCCTGCCTGACGGTGCGTTGCTGACAATCCCCGACCCGACCACGTTCCGGCCATGGCGACATCCACGCAAATGCCCGGCCTCTCCCCCGCCGCGAACGATCTCGGCCTCGGCGATATGCTGGGCCAGCAGGTAGCGGGCGAGACCGAGGAACAGCGCAAGAAACGCATGCTGGAATTGCAGCAGCGCCGGCAGATGGGCCCGACCGGATCGCTGGCGGTGACATCGCTGTTCGGCGCGAACGGAGGGTTGCCCGGTGCCGGTTACTGACCCGACCGTCAAGGCTATCGAGAGCAATCTGGCGTTTGACCTGCGCGCAAGCTGGCAGTCGCGGGCACTCGCCGCGACCCGCCGTCAGCACGTCGGCGCGGTGCTGCTGTCGGTGCTGGCGCACAATTTCGATGACGCGCTGGAAACGCTGCTCAAGGTGACGTTCCCGGGCTTCACGTCCATCACCGCGCCCTTCCTGTCCACAGCCGGCAAGGTCGCCAAGATCGGTGCCGTGGTCGCCGATATCGTCAACAAGGACGGCACGATCACCAAGGACGCCGTGATCTACCGGGACGAAACGGCCCTGCGCGACGACTTCCGCCGCCTCGCAGACCGGCTAAAGCTCTCCGATTCCGACCGCATCGAAATGTTCAAATGCGTGCAGCGCTGGGTGGTCGCGGACCGCCGGCTCGATCCGACCTTCGACCCGAAAGACCCGGATGCCAAGCGTCTCCTCAACTGACATCGCGCCCTATGCGACGGACGTGCAGCGGACGAAGCAGGCCCGCGTCATCTCCGATCGCGAGATGCAGATCGTCACCGGGATATTGCGCGAGTTCGGCCAGAAGCAATCCGAGCGGGCAGTGACCGGCGCTCATTGCGAGGAGGTCGCGCAACTGATCCTGCCGACCTCGCGCGGCACCTTTAATTCCATGAACTACAACACACCCGGCCAGAAAAAGACCCAGCAGCAGGTCGACGCATCCGGCATGGTGGCTCTACACCGCTTCTGCGCCATTGCGAGTTCGATGGTCACGCCGCGCAATCAGCACTGGCACGGCCTGCAGGGCAACGAATACGTGATGAAGGACCGCAATTCGCGGCTCTGGTTCGAAAAAACGACCAAGGTGTTGTTCCGCGAGCGCTACGCCGCGCACGCCGGTTTCGTCGCGCAAAACTACAACAATTGGCAGGGGGTCGGCGCATTCGGCAACGCCACCCTGTACACCGACAAATACGACAACCGCTGGCATGGCGGAAGCCGCGGCCTGCGCTACAAGGCGGTGCCATTCGGCGAGACTTATTATGGCGAGAATCATCAGGGCAAGGTCGACCGGATGATCCGCTGGTTCCGGCTCACCGCGTATCAGGCCGTGCAGAAATTTGGCGAGGAGTGGCTGCCGGAAAACCTTCGCACCGCGCTGGGGCAGGATAGCCAAGCCACCTTCAATTTCCTGCATTGCGTCAAGCCGCGCGAGGAGGATTACGACCCGCAAGCCCTCGACGAGCGCTCGATGCCGTTCTCCTCGCATTACGTCTCGATCGATGGTCGCTGCCTGATGGCGCCGGAGCGCGGCTATCGCAAATTCCCGTACGCGGTTTCGCGCTACGACCAGACCCCGGGTGAGATCTACGGCCGCGGTCCGGCGATGCTGGTGCTGCCGGCGCTCAAGACGCTCAACGCGCAGAAAATCACCTTCCTGAAACAGGGCCACCGCGCCGCCGATCCGGTGCTGTTGATGGCCGACGATGGCGTGGTCGGCATGGACATGCGGCCCGGCGCGCAGAACAAGGGCGGCGTCTCATCGGACGGCAAGCCATTGGTGCACACGCTGCCGACCGGCGACATCAAGATCAGCATCGAGATGATGCAGGAAGAACGGGGCATCGTTGACGACGTGTTCCTGGTGTCGCTGTTCAAGGTGCTGACCGACCACCCGGACATGACCGCAACGCAGGTGATCGAGCTCGTCAACGAAAAGGGCATGCTGGTCGCGCCGACGCTCGGGCGGCAACATACCGAATTCGTACCGACCATGGTGGACCGCGAACTCGATTTGTGCGCGGAAATGCGGATGCTCGACCCGATGCCGCCGCGGCTGCGCGAGGCGATGGGCGATTACGAGATCACCGACACCTCGCCGCTGGCGAAGGCCGCGCAGATGGGCGAGGCCGCGGGCTTTAATCGCTGGGTCGAAAATCTGGTGCGAACAGCCTCC